TTATATAATGTTGGGGTAGATGTAAATAAATTTATGCCTATTAGAGTAATAGATATTTTAAATTTCATTGATAAGAATAAAAATAAAAAGGAGTATTATTATGAAAAAAATATATCTTGAAGAAGGTAAATATATATTTTATAAGGATAATAAAGGAATTGTACATTGTGATAGATATGGAGAAGAGTGGAGAGATTTCATAGGAGATAAAGCTGTATCTGCTTTATTTGATTTTACTTATGACTTACTACAGTTTAAGAAATAATTATATAAGGGATACTATTATGAATGGTATAAAAGAACAAAATTTAACAGAAAAATTTATTGATGGTTTTTATAAATTACTTAATAATTATGTAAAAATTACAGGAATCTATATTTCAAAAATTAATATAAGTAGAGGTGTTATTAATGGGGAGAGTTTAAGAATGAAAAAATATATTTATAATATAGAATTAATAGCAGAATAAAAGGAGAAATAAATGAGTGATACTAAAAAATATTATTGTAAAGAGTGTGGAAGAAATATTACAGATTATTCTTCTTATAATAATAATGATATAAAAATAAATTTTGCTATTTGTTATAAGTGTCATGAAGAAGAATATGAAAAAGAGGAAGAGGTTATTTTAACACCAGTAGAAATAAAAAGGATTATATTTCAAGATGGTTATGATTATATATCACATGAAAGTAGTTATAATAAAGGTTTAACTTGTTTTGGTTGTAGATATGTAAGAAAACCTCATCCTCTTACATTAAAAGAACAAGAAGTTTGTGAAGGAAGTACATCAATTTGTGCTCTTGATGGTAAATCAAATGGAAAGTCTTTTATATGGAGAGGTTTTTCAAATTGCCCTTCATATAGAGGAAAAGAAAATGGTAAACACACAATAGATTTAGAAACATTTCCTATAAAAGAAAATCATCAAAATGTAGCTTTTGGTAAAAATATACAACCATTAGATGATTATATAAAAGAGTTTAGAAATAATTTAAATGAAAGTGGAGAAAGTAAAAATTAGTATAAAAAAATAATAAGGAATATTATTATGAAAAAAGAGAAAAATTTTGAATATAAAATTGTTAAGTGTTGTTGGAATTGTGAATATTTTTATATTAGTTATGATGAGACTCTTTGTAATAATAAAGAAGCTGACGTACTTATTTATAAAACCACAAAAGTATTTAATATGACTGAAGATAATCCTGCTGGCTTATGTACTTTATATAAAGAAAAAATATAATATAAAGGAGAAATAAATGGCTAAAAATAATAATATAGTAGAGATAAATAAAAAAGAATTGCTTGAAATTTTAAATATGTCTAAATCTTGTATTCAAAATACTGGCTTTATTAAAATATTTGAAAACTTTTGTTTTTCAAAGAATACTATAAAATCTACAAATGGAACACAAAGTATGACTATAAAAATACCTTTTGATTTTCCAGTTAAAGGTTGTATTAAAGCAGATTCATTAATTAAACTTATAAATTCATATAATAGTGATATTATAAAAATAAATATTGAAGAAGAAAAAATTAAAATAAATACAGCTACATTTAATATGTTACCAGTATCAGAATTTACTTATAAAGGTAATTATATTTTTGAAAATAATAATATTATTGATTTAACAGACGAAATTATAAGTAATATAGAATTTTGTATGCCTTGTATAACTAATAATATTCTTGACCAACAAAATGGATTATCAGTTTTTATTAAAAATAATATTTTAAGTTTTGGCTCCACAAATGGGATAGTAGTTTCTTTTGCTACTTCAAAAAATGAATCTGAATTAAATATTGATTTAATTATTCCTAAAGAATTTTGTTTTTTATTAATTAAATTTTATAAACTTGGAAAAATAAATAAATTATATATATCTAAAAATTTAGTTGCTGGAATTGGAGAAGATTTCACTATAGATTCAAAAATTAATACAAATGTAAAATTATTAGATTATGAAAAAGTTATTAATAAATATAAGACTGAAAATAACTCTATGCTTCATATTTCTACTGATGAATTAATATCTATTATAAATAGGGCTATACTTCTTGGTGATAAAGAAAAAGTATCTACTATAAGTCTTGATTCAGATAATTTAATTATAGAAACTGAAACCCCTTCAATATTAATTAAAGATTCAATAATATTTGAAAATCTTAAAGATGATAGTTTTAAGTTTAAAACTAATATAAATTATTTTAAAAATGTTATAACTTTTACTGATGGATATTATTTTAATATAGAAGAGGAGAATGATGTTGTAACTATTGGAAAAAGTAAGGATAGGATAACTTTATTAGCTTCAATAAATGAGTAAAAGGAATTTAGATGAATAAAGGATATATTTATAGTAAAAATCATATATTTTTTGGAAATAAACAAATACTTGGTTATGGAGAAGATTTTTTTTATGTTAAAATTATAAAAAGAGATTTAGCTAATGAAATAATTAAAAAAAATCATTATTCTCATAAGTTTTATACAGCTTCTTATATTCATTTAGGTGTTTTTATAAACAAATCTTTATTTGGTGTTTTACAATTTGGTTATGCTATGAATCCTGCAAGTGCTAAAAGTGTAGTAAAAGAAACAGGGATAAATGAGTATTTAGAATTAAATAGAATGTGGTTAGATGATAAAGCAGAAAAAAATAGTGAAAGTAAGGCTATTAGTTATTGTATCCATTTTATTAAAGGGGCTTATCCAAAAATAAAATGGATACAATCCTTTGCCGATGAAAGATGTGGAAAATTTGGGATAGTTTATCAAGCAGCTAATTTTGATTATTATGGAGAACATGATTCTATTTTTTGGGAAGTAGAAGGTGAAGTTTTTCATAATAGTTTAATGACAAGAAATCCAAATTTAACAAAATCTGCAAAATATCTTCAAGAAAATAAAGAAAAAGCTATTTCTTATAAATTAAGACAATTTAGATATTTATATTTTATTGATAAAAGAAAGAAGAAAGATTGTTTATTAGAAAAGAAAGTATACCCTAAACATTATAAAGAAGGGGATTTATGAGTTTTTTCTTTAATAATTTAGAAAGTAAAAAAATTACAAGTAAAAAGAAAACTATAAAATTAGCTTCAGATTATGGTTGTCTTGCTTGTCCTATGAATAATGATAAAAGTTTAGTTAATCCAAAATTGGAGCCAAAAGGAAGTGATAATCCAATATTATACTTTTTAGGAGAATATTTAAATTCAGAAGAAGATTTAGTTGGTATACATCTTAATAATGATTTTTTTAGAAATTATATAGAAGAGTTATTTGATTCTGAATTTATAGAAGAAGAAATAAGGTGGAATAATTGTGTTAGGTGTAACCCAAGAAAATTAAAGAAAGAAAGAAAAGTAGAATCATTGGAAATAGCTTGTTGTAAGCCTTCTATAATAAAAGATATTGAAGAAATAAAACCTAAAATTGTAGTTGGTTTTGGTACAGTTCCTTTATCTCAATTTGCAGAAGGTAAAATGATTTCTTTATGGAGGGGGAGAATATTCCCTATATCTATAGGGAATCATGATTGTTATTATGCAGCAGTACAGAGTCCTTATGAATTAAAAACAAAAAATTTTAAATATGAATCAGAAGAAGAAGCTACATTCAAATTAGATATAAAAAATATAGGTAAATTTATTGAAAAATATGAAGAGCCTATAGTAATAAGAAGTGGGTATGAAAAAGATATAAGAATAATAACTAATTTAAAAGATATTAAAGCATCATTAGAATATTATAAAAATAAGTTAAAAGTCGCAATAGATATAGAAACCTGGTCTCCAGAGAAAGTAAAAGAAAAGCAAGTAAGACCTTTTTCTAATCCAAATAATAAAATAGTAACTTGTGCTATAGGTGATTTTGATTCTACTATAGCTTTTCCTGTAAATCATCCTGATTTTAAAATTAGTTCTATGCCTTATTTAAAAGATTTTATTTTAAATTCTGGTACTAAAATTGCTCATAAATTAAAATTTGAATTAGAGTGGTTTAATTGGTTTATGGGGAAAGAAGTATTATGGGAAACTCAATGGGATGATACATTAGCACAAGCTTATATTTTAGATGAAAGAACACATAAAGATGAAGGACAATTTAATCTTGATATATTAATATTTAGAAATTTTGGTTTTTATTTAAAAAGATTAAATTCTCATATTAATAAATCAAATATATTAGAAAATAAAGTTGAGGATGTTTTACTCTATAATGGTATGGATTCAAAATATGAATTTTTACTTGATATGGTTCAGCAAGAAAAATTTGATGATATACAGAAAAAACTATATAAACACATGATTAATATAGAAAAATCAACAATTAATGCACAAACATATGGTATGCTTGTTGATAAAAAAGTATTAAATGACTATGATAAAAATATCTCTGAAAAAATAGATTTCTATAAAAAAGAAATAAGTGAACAAAAATGTATAAAAGATTTTACTAAAGTATATGGAGAATTTAATCCTAATTCTTCAGATCATTTAAAGAAATTATTTAAAAATATACTTAAAATGCCAGAATTAAAACAAACCAAAGGAGGGAAATCTGGTAAAAAACAATTTGCAGTAGATGAGTATGTTATAACAGAATATGATAAAATGTTTAAAGAGAGAGGAGATGAAAATAATATAGCCTCTTTTCTTTTACCTTATACTTCACAAACTACATTAAAAAATACTTTTATAGAAGGAACAAAAGAAAATTTATATAATGATGGAAAGGTACATACAGAATATAATCCTACATTTACGAGTACGGGAAGATTCGGGCATAATTCCCCTAATGTAGCTCAATTCCCCAATAAGAAAGGAAAAGATATAAGAAACATAATGGTAGCACCGGAGGGGTTTTCTCTTGTAGCAGTTGATTATGGGCAACTGGAGGCAAGAATTTTAGCTATGGTAAGTTTAGATAAAGGATATATTGAGGCTTTATGGAATAATTTAGATATACATGAGAAATGGGCTAAAAGAATAGCAGAAGTAGACTTAAAATATTTTCAGAATTGGTTAGATTCTAATGGATATTTAAAATTAAATTATGATAAACAAATTGGTAAATTTAGAAGTTTTATAAAAAATCAATGGGTATTTGCTTTATTTTATGGTGCTTATTATGGAAATTTAGCTAAAAATATGAGATTAGATGATTATATTGCAAATATTCTTTTTGATGAATTTAAAAATGAATATTCTGGTGTATTTAAATGGCATGATAAAGCAATAAAATTTTATAAAGAACATGGTTATATTGAGTCACCTACTGGAAGAAGGAGACATGCACCATTAAGTAAAAATGCTTTGATAAATCTTCCAATACAGGGAGGTGGTAGTGATATTGTAACAGATGCAGGATATAGATTATCTAAAATAGCTTATGAAAAAAAATATAAATATTTACAATATATATTTAATATACATGATGATTTGACTTTTATTATACCTGATGAGAATTTAGAAGAAGATATTATAACTATAGCAAAAGAAATGTGTAGACCAATTTTTAATTGGATTATAGTGCCATTAAGTGTAGAGATATCAGTTGGTAAATCTTGGGGAAATATGGAAGAAGTTGAGAAATTCTTTTCAAATGATTTTTTTGATTATCAAGGAGAAGGGATATGGATAGAAAAATAGAATTAATTCATGGAGACTGTTTAGAGGAAATGGATAGATTAATAGAAAAAGGAACAATATTTGATGCAATTATTACCGATCCTCCTTATGGTACAACAGCTTGTAAATGGGACTCAATAATTCCTTTTGAATCCATGTGGGAAAGATTAAATAAATTAATTAAACCTAATGGTGCAATAGTATTATTTGGGAGTCAACCATTTACTTCAGCATTAATAATGAGTAATTTAAAAATGTTTAAATATGAATGGATATGGGATAAAGTACAACCAACCGGAGCTTTAACTGTTAAAAAAATGCCAATGAAACAGCATGAAAATGTTATTATATTTTATAAAGAACAGCCAACATATAATAGACAAATGAAGGAAAGAAAAAAAGAAGATATAAGAATAAATGCAATAAGAAATAAAAAGAATCAAAAAACTAATTTCGGTTATGAACACGTGGGGGGGATGGGGATGAAATATGCTGTTGATTATGATCCAACAAAAGTTAATCCAAAAACAATTATTACTTTTTCTAAACAACCAACAAGAATAAAAAACTTACACCCAACACAAAAACCAGTAGCTTTAATGGAATACTTAATCAAAACTTACACTAATGAAAAGGATTTAGTATTAGACTTTACTATGGGAAGTGGTACTACTGGATTAGCTTGTTTAAATACAAATAGAAATTTTATAGGTATAGAAAAAGAAGAAAAGTATGTCAAGATAGCAGAAAAGAGGATAAAGGAAGTAAATAACCAATTTTTTAAAGGAGAATAGCATGGGTTTACCTATAAAAGTTAAAATACCCTTATTTTGGAGGAATCCGAGATGGGCAGGAAAATTTGGTATAGTAAAGAAAATTGAAGAAGAGATGGTTTTTGTAGAGATAGAAGGTACGGAATTATTATTTTTTAAGAATGAAATAATCTTTATCTAACCATATAGTATCATTCAACTATCAAAAATAATTCAAAAAAGGAGAAAATAATTTGATTTCTATTTCAAAAATTTTGTACTATATATATGTAGGGCAAATATATGGAGGTATACTTGAATACAGATAACATACTTAATGATTTTAGGCCGAAAACCCTTGAAGATGTTATTGGACATAAAACAATAATTAAATCTATTAAAAGTTATCTTAAAACAGGTATACCCCATGTTTTTTTATTCCACTCAATAGATGGGGGGTATGGAAAGAGTACGCTTGCAAGAATATTAGCAAAACATATGGGTTCTGAAAACCCTATAGAAATAGATGCTGCAATGGATGGTGGTGTAGATTTTATTAGAGAATTAAATGAATCTTCTAAATACAAATCTTTTACAGAAGAAAATAAAGTATATATTATCGAAGAGTGTCACAATCTTAGTGCTCAAGCATGGCAAAGTTTTTTAAGAAATATAGAAGAGCCTCCTAAATATGTATATTTTATATTTTGTACTACAGTTTATAATAAAGTGCCAAGTACAATAAGAGAACAAAGAGCAATAAGTTATCATTTAAAAGAAGTAGATAGTGAAGAAATAGAAGATTTACTTTTAAAATTACATGAAGAATTAAAATCTTCTTTACCAAAGAAAGCTTTAACATTAATTGCTGAAGAAGCTTATGGAAGTCCAAGAAAAGCTTTAAATTTATTTTCTAAATGTATTTCTTGTACTGATATGAAAGAAGTAGCTGAACTACTTGAAATACCTTATGAAAATGAAAGTGTTTCAAATTTAATAAAACTAATTGCAAATTCCAGTAGTTCAGATAGAAAAAAAATATCTTCCATTTTAAAAGATTTAAAAAATATAAATCCTGAAAGTATCCGTATACAGATATGTAATTACTTTCAAGCTTGTGTATTAAATTCTAATAGTGAAAAAGATTTAATAAAATTTCTTAATATCTTAGAAATTTTCTCAGAATCACTCAATAATACTACTGGATTTGCAAATTTAGTTTTAAAGATATATCAAATTATATTGGAGAAATGATGGTTATAACAAATAGAGAATTTAGTATGGTAAATAAAGAATTTATTGAAGCTTTAGAAAAATCAGGATTACAAAAACATATTCCTTATGTTCATAGTAAAAAAAGAAATAATAATTCAATAACAAAAAATTTGTCTTTCAAAAGACAAGCAAGTAAATTTAAGAATAAAAAAGGTTTTGTGTTTAAAAGTTTATAAAATATATGGAGAGGTGGGTGAGAGACTGAAACCGGTGGACTGTAAATCCACTGCCTTTGTGCTGAACACGATGGTTTGAATCCATCCCTCTCCACCAAAAATTAAAGAGGGAACTTGATTAATCTTATTAATGGAGATTGTTTAGAGTATTTACCAAGTATAGAAGATAATTCAGTAGATTTATTTTTGCTTGATCCACCTTATAATGCTTCTAATTCTAAATTATCTTTTAAAGATAAGCATTACTCAACAATAAATGAAGAGTGGGACAAGGATTTTAAAATAGATTTTTTTGATTTATGTGTAGATAAATTAAAAGATGGTGGACAAATGTTAATTTTTTGTTCTTACCATCTTTTAAATATTTATTTACAAAAAAATAATATAAAATTACAACAAATATTACATTGGCAAAAAATAAATCCAGTGCCTTCATTTACAAAATGTTATGGTTTTTCTATAGAATATATTTTATGGTTTGTAAAAAAAGGCAAATCTTATACATTTAATAAAGAATTTAGATTTGATTATAAAAATATTTTTATTACAAATGTAAATGGTTGGAAGCAAACTAAACATCCAACAGAAAAACCATATAATGTAATTAAATCTTTAATTCAAACACACTCTAATGAAAATAATTTAGTGGCTGATATTTTTATGGGTAGTGGTACAACAGGTGTTGCTTGTAAGGAGGTGAATAGAGATTTTATAGGCATTGAAAAAGAAAAAAACTACTTTGATATAGCAAAAAAAAGAATAAATAATTTTGGGGGTAAATTTTTTAATGAAAATTAGATATGGCTTTGTAGCAAATTCAAGTAGTACAAGTTTTGGTTGATGAATTTATTTATGAAAATTATGCAGGAAGTGAGTTTAAAAAATCAGCAGAAGAATCTTTTATAATAGAAGCAAAAGAACTTACTGAGAGTGATTATCATAATATTTATAGAAAAGTAAGAGCCAAACTTCTTTTAAAAGAAAAGGAGAAAATACATGAGTAATATAGAAATGTTTGAAGAATTACTTATTCTTGAAGAAGATAGTCTTGATGAAGCTTGTAAAACACAGGCTGAATTATTTAGAATGGTAGGTAATGAATTAGTTAATGCTATTGATAATAGAGATAGATTAGAGCATAATTTGGATATTCTATCAGCAAGAAAAGATGAATTAATAAGAAGAAAAGCCTCTGATACAAATGAAAAAATAACTGAAACAGCTATTAAAAATAAAATAATAATGGATAAGGAGGTAATTGCATTAACAAATGAATATTTAGATGCACAAAAGGAGGTGAATAATTTTAGTAATTTACGAGATTCTTATATCCAAAGGTCTAAAATGATAGAAGAGATGGCTTCTTTTATTAAAAATAATACTTTTGGAGAATTTGTAATTAAAGCATCAAATAGAATCTCTTCTATAGAAAAATATGAAGATTTAAGAAAAAAAACAAGTTTAAAAAGAAAAAATAAAGACTAAGTAGAGTTTATCTCTAATTAATGTCAATAAAAAGGAGAATTAAATTTATGGTAACAGAAAAGAAAAGAGTTTTTAAGTATAATCCACGCTCAGAAGATTCTAAAAAGAAAAGACAAGAAAATACAGGCTATGAAGCAAAAGATTCTTTTGTAAAAGAAGGTTTTACTTCTTGGTTTAAACCAAGAGATAAAGAAAATAGAATAAGAATTATGCCTCCTACATGGGATGATAGTCAGCATTATGGTCTTGATATTTATGTTCATTATAATATTGGCCCTAAAAAAGCGGCTTATTTATGCCCTAAAAAGATGGGTATAAGTGATTGGTGTCCTATTTGTGATGAAGTAGATATGCTAAAAAAAGAAGGGAAAACAAAAGAAGCTGATGCTTTAAAATGGAAGTATAGAGTACTTGTGTGGATTATTGATAGAAAAGCTATCAATTCTGATACAAAAAAGAATGAAGGGCCTAAACTTTGGTCAATGCCTTGGACTATTGATAGAAATATTATGTTACAGGCAGAAGATGAGGATACTGGGGAAGTATCAAATATTGATAATCCTGATGATGGTTATGATATAATATTTCAGAAAATAGGGGAAAAAGAAAAAACTAAATATGAAGGAGAAAAAGTAGCAAGAACTTCTACACCTTTAGAAAAAGATGAAGAAATTATGAGTGAGTGGATTGATTATATTGTAGAAAATCCTCTTCCAGATATTCTTAATTATCATGATGCAGAATATATTAAAAATATATTTGATGCAAAAGTTTCTGAAAAAGAAGAAATAATAGAAGAAGTAGAAGAGGAAAAAGAAGAAAAAACAAAAGTAGAAAAAGAAATAATAGAAGAGGAAGAAGATGTTGAAGAAGTAGAAGAGTTGAATACATATGAAGATATAATGAAAGCAGAAGATTCTGGACTTATTGATCTAATTCTTGAAAATTCTGATGATTATTCAAAAAAAGAATTAAAAAATATGGGGCATGAAGATTTGGTATCTTTAGTTTGTTCAATTTCTAATATCGAAAAACCTAAGAAAAAAGATGAGACATCTAAAAGTGCAGCAGAAAAACTAAAAGAAAAGTTGGCTAATAGAAATAAATAAATAATAGCACAAGTGGTAGATAGTTAAAGGCTACTATAAGAAAATCGGTGAAACACGATCCCTACCTACCTTGTGCAACATAAATAAAAATATTATTAAATAAAGGCATAGGTGGTGGAATGGATAGATGCACATTAGGGAATGGAAGAATACAACCAACGCTGGATGGTGAACTGAACGCCAAAAGAATGATAAATATCGGTTATCCACTGAGGCGTATCAATGCCTATCAACCAGTGGAAACCTATAGGAAGATATAGTCGAACTATGCGGGGATTCTTCTGAAGAGGTAGTGTGAAAGTACTACATTGTAGAAGTCATAGGCTATCTATAATGAAACAGTTGGTGGTTATAAAGTCCTCTATGTAGGGTTCAAATCCCTACCCTATGCCTTAAATTTTATTAATTATAAAAACAAGGAATTATAAATGGAATTTAAAGAAGTTAAAAATTCTGGAGATAAAATAAAATATAAAAGTGGTATGGTAAGAAACTCACAAGAAAATAAAATAAGGTATGATTTAATTTCTACTTTAGCTTTAGAGAGATTAGCAAAACATTATACTAATGGTGCTAAAATATATTCAGAAAATAATGGGAGAAATTGGGAATTAGGAGGACCTTTTTCAAGATTTTATGCTTCTATGTTTAGACACTTAATGAGTTGGAGAGAAGGTGATAAATCAGAAGATCATTTAGCTGCTTTATGTTGGAATGCTTTTTGTATTCTTCATTTTGAAGAAGAAGGAAAAGAAGAAGAATTAAATGATTTACCATATTATAAAAGAGGTAATAATGGCTCGAAAAAAGAATGAAGAAGAAACTGAAGAAAAAGAAAATTATTTTTTAAGAAAAGATAAACCTATTAAATTTATAAATAGTGGTTGTACTTTATTAAATAAAGTATTAGGCGGTGGTTGGCCTCTTGGAAGAATATCAAATATTGTAGGTTTAAGAAGCTCTGGAAAAACAGAATTAGCTATTGAAGCTATAGTTAATTTTTGTAAAGATTATCCTGAAGGAGAAGCTTATTATCTTGAAGGAGAAGCAGCTTTTGATTATGGTTATGCGGAACAATTAGGATTTCCTTTAGATAAAGTAAATTTTGTTGATGATTCTATTGATACTGTAGAAGGTATGTATGATGATATAATAAAAATTATTAGTAAAAATAAAAATAATAAACCTATAATATATGTAGTAGATAGTTTAGATTCTTTATCAGATGAAGCAGAAAGAAAAGAAGAAGATATAACAAAGGGAACTTATAATTTAGGTAAAGCTAAACAATTATCTAAAATATTTAGACTTATTACAAAAAAAGTAAATACATCTAACATGCATCTTATGATTATTTCTCAGCTAAGAGATAATGTAGGGGTAATGTGGGGGGACAAAAACACAAGATCGGGGGGGAAAGCTTTAGATTATTATGCTTCTCAAATTATTAATATAGCACAAAAAGAAAAAATAAATAAAACAGTTAAAGGAATTAAAAGAGAATATGGTATATGGGTAGAAGTAAAATGTAAAAAAAATAAAATTGGTATGCCTTTTAGAGAGTGCCAGTTTCCAATAATATTTACATTAGGTATTAATGATATATGGGCAAGCTTAGATTGGCTTAATTCAGTAAAAAATGCTTTAGAAGAAATAGGATTAGAAACTTTTGTTGGTAAAAGCAAAGATAAAGATATAGAAGAATATGCAGAAACACTATATAAAAATTGGGAAAATGAAGAGACTTGGAAAATAATAATAGCTATTTTAGATAAAGTAAATTTTACTTGGGATGAGATAGAAAAAGATTTTATTCCTTCTTATAAAAAATTTTAGTAGGAAGTCAAATGATATTTGATATAAATATAAAACAAAAATTAAAAAATAAAATTGATTCATTTCTTGAGGAAATGAAAAGTATAGATGTTGAAATTCAAAAGATTTTATTTGAAAATGAACTTACAGATATAACCACTATTAATGAAAAGAAAAAAAAGTTTATTATCAAACCAAAAATTACAATACAATTATATATACCAGATTCTTTAATAGAGATAAATGGGGAAGAATAAAATAGATAAGGGGAATAAAAATGAAAAGTGTGTTTACAGAATTAAAATTTGGAATTAAAAAATGAGTATAGCTCTTATAGATGTAGATTCAACCCTACTTCCCTTTTATAAAAATTTATATAAAAAATTACTAAAAATAAATCCAAAATTAAAACCTCCTATATATTGGGATAAATGGGATTTTTATAAAGATTATGGTATTTCTTATAAACAATTTTATAAAGTAGTAGATTTACTACATAGTAATATAAAAGAAGAGCCTTTTCTCTTTGCAAAAGAATTAGTAGAATTATTAATCTTTACAGGTTATAAAATATTTATTTGTTCTCATAGAGAAATGAAAGAAGATTTATTAAAGGAATTGGTTTCTTGGCTTGATAAATATAAAATACAATATAATTCTGTTATTTTGACAAATAAAAAATGGGACTTATTTAAAAAATATGATATTTCTTTAGTTATTGATGATAGCCCAGAAGTATTAGCTAAAGCAGAAGAGTTTGGAATTAGTTATACAGGCATTAAATTTCCTTGGAATAAAGAATTTCATGATAAATTAGGTAAAAATTTAGGAGAGATTTACTTAAAAATTTTAATAGGAGAAGTATAAATATGAAAAAGAAAAAAGAAGAAGAAAAAGCATGAATATAAAATTTCCAATTACTTCTACATTTCTTGATTATCCTGATAATGAGAGTTTAGCAGTTATAATATATATTATGGGGTGTGATAATGGATGTAAGAACTGCCATAATCCAGAATTTCAAGATATAAATTATAATATAGGGACAAAGAATGAATCTTATTATTATATAGCTTATAATATAATAAAAAATTGTTCCTTTTTTAAAACAAATAAAATAGTACTTTCGGGGGGGGATTGTTTATATGAAAAAAATGTAGAAATCACTAAAAAACTAATTAAAGAATTAAATTTTCATATTCCTTATTTAGATATTTGTATATATACAGGGAAAGATATAAATTATGTTAAAAAATTAGATTTACCTAAAATAAATTATATTAAATGTGGCAAGTATATAGAAGAGCTAAAACAAGAAGTTATTAAAAACGATGATTTTATACAGTTTGCTTCAAGTAATCAGGAATTATATGATTCAGAATATAATTTATTAAGTAAAAGTGGTAGGTTTTATTTTAAATAGAAGGAAATAAAATGAAAAAAATAAAAATAAAAATTAATTTAAAAACAAGAAAAGTAAGATTTGATAATAATATAAGTACAAATATATTAGCTAATGAATTATTAGATATGTATACAAAAAGAGCAGAATATTTTAAAAAAGTATACAATGCAGTAGTAAGTAATGAAGTAAAAATATATGGAACAATATAAAAACTAAGGGTGAATTAAATTATGACAAATAAATATGAAGGAATGACAAAAGAAGAATTAGAAATATTGAGGAATGAATTAACAAATGATATTATTAGTTTAACTAAATCTACAGAAAAAGAAAGAGGATTGCTTAAATATCATGCTACAAAAAAATTAGAAAAAGTAAATGCAGAATTAGAAAAAGGAGGTAATTAAAATTAATACAGAAAATGTTTATAGTGAATTGGGGACAACAAATCGTACAGCAAGAAATATTAAAAAAGCTTTATATTTTTCATTAAAAGAGAAATATGGTTTTGAAGAAAAAGATAAAACTAATGAAATGCTTAAAATTCATGGATTAGATGATGCTAAATTTGATTTTGTAAATTTTGTAAATACATTAATTAATGAAAATCTAAATGATGTGTCTATAGATTCAAATAGCAATAAAAATGAGAAAACAGTAGAAGGAGTACAGCAGGAAGCAATAGCCCCAGTAAAAAAATTAGTTGGTTATGACTATCTATATAGAAAAATGAAGTCTTTATATGGGAAAAAAGAAGCAAAAAGACTATCAGGAGAAATGTATGATTTAAGTTTAGGTTTAGCTGACAGTACAAATATTTTGCGTGTTTATTGTTGGTCATTAGAGGCTTCTAAATTAGTAACAATAGGAAGACCCTTTGGACAATTACACTCAAAGCCATGCAAAAGAGTTAGTAGTTATATAAGCTCTTTATGTGAATCTATACATCAATTAAGTTCTCACCTTGCTGGTGCAATCGCAATAGGAAGTTTTTTCTTAGATGTATCTCATCTTTCTTTATATAAAGAAGGTTATGATTTAAGAGAATTAAAAACAAATAAAAGATTTAGAAAAAGATTAGAAAATGAGTTTCAGCAATGTATTCACAGCTTGAACCATTTATCAAGAAATGGAATTGAAAGCTGTTTTAGTAATATATCTATATTTGATAGAATAAAATTAAGGGTTTTTATAAAGGAAATGTCTTGGTACTTTCCTTTTGAAGAATTACCAATAGACAAACCAAACATTGAAAATGAAGAAGAGTTGAATTTATTTTATGAAAATTATATAGTAGATTATATAATAGAAGTACAAAATATATTTCTTAATTTATTTGATAAAGGTGATCCATTAAAAGGTGGTGCACCTTATAGATTTCCTATAGTAACTATAAATTTAAGTAAAACAATTAAAGAAGAAAAAGAAACTATAGATGATATAAAATTTTTAAGGGATATTTGTAAAAGGGATATTTATAAATATAATATTTTTACTTCAGAAGGAACAAAAGTTTGTTCATGCTGCTTTGATGGAAATCAAAAAGTATTAATAAAAAGTATAGATGAGATTTTTTATATTCCTTTTAAAGATGTTGATAATTTAAATATGCCTTATGAAAAAAAAATAAATACAAGAATTTTTCATAATGGATTTTGGGTTAAAGGTAAAATAGTTAAAATACCTATAGAAAATAAAACTATGTATAAAATTATTACTTCTAATAATAAAGAAGTAATAATAACAGGCGATCATATATTTCCTACAATAGAGGGAGATAAAGAAGTAAGAAATTTAACAGAAGAAGATTTTATTATTTTTAATAAAAATAAATTAAATGCTGTAAATGAACAAGATTTAAAATTAACTTATGAACAAGGAATACTTATAGGAACTTATTTAGGAGATGGTTCTAAGTATAAACATAAATCTTGTGAAAGCTATAAAATAGATTTATCTTTAAATGAGGAAAAATATAATAAACTTTATCCTTTATTAAAAAAAGCACTAAAAGATTTTTCTATTGAAGAAGAAATAAAATTAGGAACCCCTTATAATAAAGTATATCCTGTTAAAATAAAAGGAAAGAAATTATATGAAAAAATATCTTATTGGGTTAAAGGCAATTATGGACATGAAAAAGAATTAAATTTAAATTGTTTATTGCAGTCTAAAGATTTTAGACAAGGTATTCTTGATGGTTATTATATTACTGATGGTGGGAATAGTAATAGAATATACACTACATCTCCTAAATTAGCAGAACATATAGAGATACTTTTAAATTCTTTAGGTATTCAATCTATTATAGATGTTTCTGATAGAACAGATAAAAAAGTAGTTACAAGAGGAAAAGAATTTAATATAGGTTTTGTTTTATATTGCATAAGATTTTACTACCCTAAAAGAAAAATGAAAGATGTTTATAAAACAAGAAATAATTTTATTGGTTTTAAAATAAAAAGTATAGAAAAAATAGAAAATTATGAAGAAAAATATGTTTACTGCTTTGAAATGGAGGATAAAAGTGATCCTTATTTTACATTACCTAATGGTATAATTTCTCA